CTTCGTCGCAAATCATATAGAAATATTCAATAAATATTTCCATATGCTCACTTCTCTTCGTCGCAAATCATATAGAAATATTCAATAAATATTTCCATATGCTCACTTATAACAACAATGTTCGTCGCAAATCATATAGAAATATTCAATAAATATTTCCATATGCTCACCCTATCCAGCTGTTTCTACATCATCAAATCCAAGTTTGACGCAAATAAATACATAGAATGGATGAACAACTTCATTTCTATTTGTAATAATTTCAATCTGGTTATCTACACCAACGAAGAGAGCGCCCACCATATAAAAACAAATGGCAATCCGCGCATTCGCGTCATAATAAAATCGTTTGAGCAATTCTTTTGCTACAAATATAAAGACCAATGGATTCGGAATCACGAAAAAAACGTGGCGTTGAACCAAGAAAGCCCGTTCAATACGGCGTGGGAATTGAATATGCTTTGGTCCGAGAAAATCGCCTTTGTTCAAGATACAATCGCAAATCGCTATTTTGAAACAGATTTTTATGGCTGGTGCGACATCGGATATTTTCGCAATCGTCTGATTGATACACACACGATAAATTTGATGTCTTGGCCCAGCATTGGTACCCCGGATAAAAATAAGATTCATTATGCATGTGTGGGAGAAGACCTCAATGATTTGATTGGCATAGTCAACCGGCGCGGTAAAAATGGGTTGCCAATTAAGCCAATTCCGACGAATCAAACATCTGTTGCCGGGGGATTTTTTTTGATACATCGCAACAAAATACAGTGGTGGTCGAACCTCTACTATAAGACCCTGGAATCCTATTTTGAAAACCAGCGATTGGTAAAAGACGACCAAATCATCATTGCGGATTGCGCGTTCTCACATTTGGCGCATTTCAGACTATATAAAGAGGCGTCGTACTATGACAAATGGTTTATGTTTCAACGATTGTTGCTGTAATAATATAAACGTATCATCAGAATCGTTTTATACTCATGATCAGCATTCTGATGCCGATTTACAATGGCATTGAATACATCGGCGATTCGGTTTCCTCTATTCTTGCCCAGACTTTTACCGACTGGGAGCTCATTATTGGTGTAAACGGACACGAACCGATGTCAATCGTATATTTGATTGCGAAACAATATGAAAAACACGCGAATGTGAAGGTGCTTGATTTACATGAGGTTCGCGGGAAATCCAATGCGCTGAATGAAATGGTGAAGCGTTGTCGCTACGATTATGTTGCGCTGTTGGATGTGGATGACGTGTGGTATCCGTACAAATTGGAAAAACAGGCGGTGTATCTTAACCGTTATGACGTAATCGGGACCAATTGTCTTTATTTTGGCGACCGAAATATGGTGCCCAGACTTCCACTTGGAGATTTGGACGCCGCTGATTTCTTTGAATACAATCCGGTCATCAATTCGTCGGTGGTCATTCGCAAAGAGTTGTGTTGGTGGGATTCGCGGTTTGATGTAGAGGACTATGAGTTGTGGTTGCGTCTAAGGAAAGGTGGGAAAACCTTCTATAATTTGGCGGATATTTTGACCCAGCATCGAATACATACGCGGTCGGCATTTAACACGAAGGACCATAGTGCCCAAATTGCGGAAATTAGATGGATTCACCGCCGATGATGAAGTCCGCCGATGATGAAGTCCGCCGATGATAACTTGTTGTCCAATGACTTGTTGTCCGTGTCTAAAAAATTGATTTTATTATGATAACAAAATCAATGGTATATAGTACCTTTTATAAATCAAACAATATGAACGCGAAAATTATCTTTGACACAACTGCTACCAAATCGGGCATCTACGAAATCGTATTGCCTGCCGCCGAACCGTGCGACGCACCGCAAACCATTCATATTATGACCGACGTATCCGGATCAATGGACGAGCGATGTAAAGATCGCAACACAAAAATGGACCAAATCAAATACGTTATAAAAAACATCATCCGGTTTCTCTCAACCCATTGCCCGAATATCTTGCTGTGTGTCAGTGCGTTCAATTCGGATGTTCGGATTGTTTTGCCGACGACTACGATTTGCGCCGAAAATCTGGATGACTTGTTGAAAAAGATTGATAAAATGTACGCGTGCGACTCAACGAATATTGAACTTGCTTTAAAGGCGCTTCGCGCCGACCCCTTACCGGCGCTTCGCTTAGAAGAGACGCTCTCTGAAAACAGGCACAATATTATGATGACGGATGGCGACGCCAACGAAGGCGAGACCCGCGCCAATTTGTTGGCCGAATTGGTGGACGTCGGTGCCTCAAATACATTCATCGGATTCGGACTGGACCACAATCCGCATATGTTCACCACCCTCTCAAACACACGCAATAGTTCGTATTACTTTATTGACCAGGTTGAAAAGGCGGGCATCGCTTATGGCGAAATCCTCCACGGCATTGTGAATCGCGTATATAAATGCGCACGACTCGTTGTTGAAAACGGTGAAATATATGATTGGAAGACGGGTGCTTGGACCACCGAACTCTATATTGGTGCGTTGGCATCAGACGCCACGAAAAAGTATCATATTCGCAGCGAGGACCCGAATAGCATCGTTGTGCGGTTTATGGAGGACCAGGCACTGGTGTGCGAAACAGGGTTCCAATATATGCGTGAAGATTTGACCCAGATGTCATACCGTCTTCGCACCTTGGACTTATTGTATCGGGCGACCCATGTTGAAGAAGACAACCGACAACATGTTTGTGTTCTGAAGAAGGAACTCAAAACCTTGTTTGATGAAATGACGGAATATATGAAGACGCTGGAAGACACAAAGTTGATGAAGAATCTGTGCGATGATATCGTGGTGGTTCATCGTACCATTGGGACAAAATATGGGCAAATGTATTCTAGCGCGAGACAGTGCTCGCAGGGGACGGAGCGGATTCACAATGCGTCAGATACGCCCATGGCGCTGCGAGACAACGACGACGTGTTCTCATTCACACCGATGACAAGACAGAGCAGGTACAGTAGGCAAACCAACGCACAACAATCAGATGACGATTGTCTGGTTTGGGGATATACCCCGGATATCTTGCTCTGGGGACCCAGAACCCCGCGAAAAATACAACAAGTGAATTATGATTCGGACCCGGAACAAGAAGGCTTGGGCGGAGAATCCGATGTCTTTGGCGATTATACCGTGTCCGATGAAGCGCAAACACCCCATACGTCAAGAACGGCGACATCCATTATTCGCGATATTAGCGAAGCGTCCTCCCTTCATGGAGAAGCGTCCATTAGCGACAACGAATAATTGTGTATTATGATTCTCCCGATATTGTTTTTTATTCGTACATTATATTATATGAGCACAGACCCGTGTGAAAAAGTAAAAGAAATTGATTTACAAATCAAAGGTCTGACTCAAACACGCCGGGTTGAACTACAAGAATGTAATAAAACCAAATACTGGGATAAATCCGTGCAGCCAACTACTATGATTGAATTGCTCCAACTCATTTATGAAACCCCGGAGTTTGAAGAGTGTAATAAATTGTTTGAAAAGTTTCCCGAAATCAATGAACGAACCGATGGAAGTTTGTCAAAGCCATACATATTTGAAGCCTTGTGGAAAATCATTTTTCTGTTGTATCTTGATAACTTGACCCCCACCGAATATAGTCGCGTATTCAAAATATCCATTGAAGACGGCGGAACGATTCATCGGTATCAATATATAAAAGACAAAATCAATAGTTCAAGTGATTTTGGAATTGCCGATTTGTATTTTGTCTTGGAGGGACGTGCCACGACAGAGTCTCAGAAGATGACGTCCGACATCAAAAGCGAATGCGAGGTATCCAAATATAAACCCGACGTGAAAGACGCCTACCTCTTCACCAGCAAGTTTTTCAAACAGGAGAAGGCAATTGGAAACTACGACGTGGCCGAAATTGTGTTGAACGCACAAAAGGTTCACGGAATTAAAAAATACAAGATTGTTTGTCTGGTTCATAGTCGCGCCGATTTTATAAAACGAATTGATAGTTCGTCCAAAGAAGCGTTGAAGGAATACATTGATTCCAATCTAATCTACGATTATGGCGATTTAGCAACTATTTTTTATCCAAAACTCTGGCGGTGGTTACGAGACAACTTTGAGCCCGACAATATTGCCGACCTTAAGAGATGGCGAAGTGTCCTTGGAAGCCCGGTCCAATCATCCAATAACGTGAGCGATATTTTGCGGTTTCATCAACGATATGTCGTGGAATATACCAATGACCGTATTGAAGAAAACTTGGTCCGCAGCAACAATCCGGGGAAGTTCATTTGGGGGGCAGTCGCGCGGTCTGGAAAATCATATATGATTGGTGGGTTAGTCGCAATCCGGAAACCGCGGTTCGTAATCCTGGTTCTTGGTGCCGTGAACGAAACACGCTCCCAATTTGTAGGCGATTTGTTTAAAAAATATGCCGACCTCAAAGAATATGAAGTGTTGGAAAGCGAAGACTTGAAAATGCCGGTTGAATATGATGCCGACAAAAAATATGTCCTGGTTATAAGTCAAGAGAGTATTCGCGCGAAGGTCAATTCGGCGAATAACAAGACAATCCAAAATGTTCCTGAAAAAAATGTAATTGATAATGTGTTGCGTGTATTGATGCGCAAAGAAAATGACAAAATCATATTTTTTGATGAAATCCATCAAGGCGGCAGCAAGGATTTGCCTTTACAACAGAAAGTGATTGAGTTCTTTTTTGTAGCCGAGCCTTCCATCAAACCTCTGTTAATATTGGTTTCCGCGACCTACGGCAAACCATATAAGCGTTATGGTAGCACGTTTACAGCCGACGATAGTCATACTGAATGTATCCTGGTTGAATGGACATATGAAATGATTATGAAAATGAAGCGGTTTTCTCAGGAAATGGTTGCGACCGACAGTGGAGAACTCAACGGTGATAAATTAATTGATAAAGATAGTTCCGATTATGCCGGGAAAATGCTGAAGTTGAAAACCATCACCGATAAGCTGATTTACAATGGTAAAACCGTCGAAGACATTTCCGCCGAATATACTAGATATCCTGAGCTGAAATATTTGCTGCCGACGTTGAAGGCGGAATGGGATGGTTACGAAATAGAGGAAGAAGACGGCGAGAAAATCAATATACGGACGGATATAAGAAAAGTATTTGAATTGAAAAACCGCAATGAAAAACAACGAAAACAAGAAAACAAAGATTGTAAGAAAGAATGCGACACCGACAAGCCAGGGAAAGAAGAAAACGAAACGTGTAAGGCGGATTGCGACAATGGTGATTTTGAAGAGTTCAAATACAAGACCGCCGTTACTAAAACGCTGACCTATATTTCGGATTACGTTTATGGCGAATTATTGAGTAAAAATTACGATTATAACGCGACCGGTTCCGGAGATGTACATAGTCAAATCTGGTTTCTGCCAACTACAATGATGTGGACGAAAACACAATTGGCAAATGACGATGGACCGGTGGAAGAAGAAGAAGAAAACAACGGTCCCAAACATTCGGTTGTCGCAACAATGATGCGAAATCTAGCGGCCCTTATTGTTGACCACCCCAGTTTTTCTAATTTCAACGTCTGTGTTGTTCATAGCCAATCCGGATTGCCGAGTAATTATTACGACAACGACAGCATCAAGGGTCGCCA